GCATGGCGCGTACAGCTACTGGTTTCCAAGAAGATCTTAGAACTCCACTCTACGGGAAAGAACCTCGCGAGCGGATTCTTGAAGATCTGGAGGAGAAAGTAGGGTACACAGACTTCGAGGAGTTGACTTCGATCGATGAGGCTGAAAAGGCAAAAGTCGGACCCTGGTCCATTATGCTTCCCTACACCGAGAGGGAGGCTGACCTGCAGAAGTACTGGCACCAGGAGTGGAATGCCGATTCTGAAGTTCTTGCTCATGCAGTGGAATCCGTAACCTCATTGGTTCCGAAGGGCGCCTTGAGACTTGCTAGCTTTGAGGCCGCCTATGACCTGATGCCGAAGGATACGTCCCTAGGGTTACCATGGGTATCTAGGGAACGCGGCTATGCCAGGTCGTACCTAGATAGGGCAAAGTCGGTTAAGAGTCCAGAAGATATCTTCCCGTGTATACTGTACTGGCGAGGGCAATCTGCTGGCTTAAAGAAACTGCCTAAGCAGCGTGTTGTCTGGGGTTTCGACCATGCGGAAACGGTACTGGGTGCAACAGTGTTGTATCCGGTACTGAATTACCTAAGAGAACACAATGGATTCTCTGCCTGGCTGGGTGATGTCTACGTAGATGTGGCGATGACGCGTCTACTGCGACGTGCCCAGGGAAGACGGGTGATATCTGCGGACTATTCAGGTTTCGACTCTTCGCTTCACCGAAATCTACTTGACAAAGTGGATGACGTATTGGCGTCGTGGTTCGATAAACCTGGAGCGGAAAGGGTTCACCTTCTCGGGATCATAAGTGATACTGTGCCCATTGTGGTTCCTTATGATGTACTCGGAGGTAGGACAGGTGGTATGCCTAGTGGATCAGTGTTGACGAATTTGCGTGATACAATCGCAAACTTAATCGCAGGGACCTACGTGGCGTACCGAGTTGGTTGTCGGATAGAGGACTTCGAAGTCTTGGGAGATGACTCCGTGTTTCTATTCTCTGATGACCTTCCTCCCGAGCAGTTTTCGGAAGCGGTCACCGACCTTGGGCTCTCATGCAATCCAGAAAAGCAATTCGTCTCTCGTGAATCTGCTCACTTCCTACAGCGCTGGCACTCACTCAAGTATGTGCGTAATGGCCTATGTTGCGGAGTGAGGTCACCCTATCGTGCGATATCCAGCATGTTGGGGTACGAGAGGTTTCGGGTGGGGTGGAACAAGTATCTTGATTCTGCCCGCTGGATTATGCAAGTTGAAAACGTGAAGCACGATCCTAGATTCCACGCTTTCGTCAAATTCCTAAAAGATGGAGATGAGGTTCTAGCGGCAGGCGTGGACCCATCTATCATCTTCAGGAAAGCTGGTGGTGCTGATGAAATCAGGTCAGTGTTAAGCATAGCATCCTTCCCATTCAACGTTCAGAATCCAGAAAGAGTTGAGGAATTCGAGACCACACGAGTTCTTCGCTCCTTGGACTGATTATGTAAGAGTGGGAC